CACAATTCACTGTCTTCTTATCACCTCCATCTGAATACAAATACACTGTTCTTTTAGTGGTGTCTATGACACACTTGGATAATAAATCATCATTCATTGTTAATTCCTCTTCCATAATCATAACCTGAAATAGAGAACTGTTCTGGATCTCCTGGATAATCTGCTGGTGTTTCACCTTCATACTCTACTATTAAAGGTTCTCCATCAACTCTAGCTGCCATTATATGATAGAAACAATCTACTGGCATCCCACCTTGAGCTTGAAGATAAATTCTTCCTTCTATAGGTGATATTCTTTTTACAATTACATTCTGATGGGAATGAATAGCAGTGAGTTGAATAGTAAGAGACTCATAATCAATTAAACCCCTCCAATACTCTGGCAGATCAATTACATTCTTACCATTACATACTCTTCCTCTATGATAGATGGCAGCCTCTGGACCCTCTACACAGACATGCCTAAGTCTATGCTTCTCTTTATTTGGGTGTTTAATATCAAATCCTTTCCATCCTTGAGTGTTAATAGTGCTACCACTCAAAGCAACTCCTTGTCCTGTGCATCCTAAAAGATTAGTACTATGAATGTTTCCATTATTAACAGTCATATCTCCTTCAACCACTAAAGAATCAGAAGGGTGACTCTCAACATCTGTATTATTCTCAGGACCTATCATTACAGTGGCAGATACATCACTAAAAGCATCATCTTTTCCTACCTGTAGTGGTCCTTCAACATAACCTGCTCCTCTTATCTGTTTCTCTCCTAGTCCTAATGCTTTAGGTAATCCCCAACCAACAAATAGTTGTTTTCCAATAGTGATGTTACCAAATTTCATGTTGCGTTTCTAACCTCATTTTGTGATACTATAGAGTCATCGGCAGACAACTTAGAACGTCTATTCTTAGTAGTCCTATCAGCAAAGTCAGCCAACCCACCATAGATGTTCAAGAGTCCTTTACCAATAACTTCAACAGTTTTATCTGAAAATATTTTAGTGGATACTGATGCATTTATATCAATTATCTGACTCTTTAAATTTATCTTATCATTAGAATCTAATGTAATACTCCCAGACTTACCATCAAATCCATTAGCATTTAATACAATATCCTCTGCTTCTATTCTAATCTTACCACGACTAGCTTTGATTATAATGTCTCCATTCTCTGCTTCACACCAGATAGCAGGAATATTATTAGGTTCTGTAGAGGGTACAGTATAATTTTCTATATCTTTTCCACTCTTAACAGTTAAAGTTCCTGGACAAAATGCTTTGGTAGATCCCCTCATTCCATCTTCTTTATTTCCAGTGGAATCCATAGTAACATAATGACGTCCACCATCAGGTCCACTCTGCAACATGCAAGCAGAAATTTCATTATTCTTTCTTATAGTTCCAAAACTTAGGCGTCCATGTTCAGTACCAACAAAATAGGGATGGAAACTTTCTTTCTTAGTCATTAGAATTTACCTACACAATCCACCACTTGAATAACCCCAGTAGTAATTAAATCAGGATCTTCTCCCACTCTATTTACCTTAAATACAGGCATCATTCTAGCATTATAACCTGTATCACTCTGAATGTAAATGTTTGGGTCATCAGTGAACCCTATGCCACCATTAACAACATCCACTCCAATGATACCACCCAAAGGATCACATCTCAATGTTAATTCAGCTCCATTAGATGGTTCAATAATAACTTTATCTTTATGACAATCATATCCAAATCCAGGATTAGTAATATTAATCTCATCAATCTCCAAAACTACTGGGTATTCTCCAGTCCCTGTGGAAGGAGACAATCCTTTTGAAGGTTTATCAGGAGGTAAAGGAGCAGTAACATTCACACAACTTTCTCCAAAGATAAGTTCTGGTGCTTGTCCTGGGTAAGTAACTTCATCACCAGGACATAATTCAAATACAGTTCCTGGTTTGTAAGGAGTATCATATGTTCCATCAACTTTTTTCACTGTGGTTTCATCACTATCAGCCCAAGTTCTTCCATCTCCACCTTGACTTCCATCTGGAGCAGGAAGATAACCTGTCCCAGTGTCATCCATTATAACTTTAACTACTTTCCCATCCTCAATTACAGCTTTTCCACTAGCACCCACTCCTTTATTACATGAATCATTAAACTTAACTTTAGGTGGTCCTATATAATCTCCACCAGGTGTAATAATATCTACTCCCAAAAGAGTTCCTGTTAATCCTATGATGGCATTTCCTTTAGCTTCACCACTACCAAATGAAATAGTAGGAGGACCACAGAATAAAGGACCAACATTACAATCATTCTCAAAGATATCAGAGAAGTCTGCACTCTGCACAATACCTGAGATAGAACTACCTATATTTTTAATTCCATTAAAAGCACTAGTGACTGAATCAGCAGCTGCCTTTGCTTTACCAAAGATACCTTGCAAATCTAGAGTTGCTCTGATTGTAGGACCATCAGTAGGATTCCAGTCCTTTACATTGTTGCAGTTAGGATCTTCATCACAAGAAAGAAATGAAAGTGAGTTAGTAGCAAATCCAAGTACATCATCAAGAGCATCAGTAGCTTGACCCATACCAGAAAGAAGACCCTTGATAGGATTCATCACTGCTCCTATTGCTCCATCTATAAGTCCAGTAATCTTTCCTAATAATGAACCAACAAAACTATTGATAAGACATTCAGCAGTATTGATAACTTTATCTATCATCTGCTTTAAGAATCCTCCTACCATTCCAGTAAGGTTCTTCATTATATTTCTAAAAGCACATGACAATTCATCATTAGCTTCCTCTACCTTATTTTTTAACTCTCCTAGTTGAGAAGGAAATACTTTATCATAAGTGTTGCTTAGGGTACTATTGACTTTCTTTAATGCATTCTCTTGTATACCTTGAGTTATTTTTTTAACATCAATTGAAATATCTTTAATAGCATTGTCCATCACCTTATCAATTTCTGCTTCAACATTATCAATCTTAGTGGATACTCTAGTCATCCAATCAGTCTTAGATTTTTTTAATCTATTGACTTCTGCTATGGCATTCTTTACCTTGGTCTGAATAGCACCTACAGGAGCCTTCTCACATCTACTTTCCTTTGTAACTGTATTAGGTTTAGATTCATTCTTCTTTTGCTCCTCACTTGCTCCATCATTAGTTCCTGCTACCCTGACAGTAGACTCCATTACAGTCTCATTATTAATCTTACTCTCATCAATCTCTTCTGCTTTTGCATCAGTAGTATCATTCTCCTGTAAAGGTAAAGAATACTGTGGCACTTGATCCTTTACAGTGTAACCACTAAAAGGCATGAACCCAGTATCAGGAATGTTCTTCATCACTGCAGTGTACTGGTTATACCCAAGCACACCCATGATTACTGGTTGCTGTGCATCCTCACCATCTAAAAAATATCCTTGTACAAAATCACCCTGTCTTAAATTAGGTGTGCTGATGCCACCCCCAGATACTCCAGCAGTTACAGGAAGCAATACAGATGCCCAAGGTAAATCCTCATCAGGAAGATCACTAGGTGAGGCAGTATGATACCCCATGATTCTGACTTTATATCTAAAGCCAAATCCTTTTTGCTCTTCAGTGGACTGAGTAGGATGTCCTCCAAAATTTCCAGCCCACTGAGTTTGATCGACTATCTGGCCAATCCACCAGATGAATCCATCTCTTCCAATAAAATGAGTTTTAACTAAAGATTGTTCTAACATTAATCGTCGTATACTCTACACTCTAATGAATCTGGATGGTTGTCACAATAGACTTCAAGGTGCTTATCCTCATGTCTTGTGTGCCAATCATTAATTTTACCATCATTCTTATCTACTTCCTCTTCAGTATGATCATGGAATGCATCGTTGTGCATTTCTAAATCTGATTCAGTATATTCAATCATACCATGATTGACATGTTCCTTATGATCCTTAGGATCAATGTAAACCTCATGATCCAAATCATGGTTTGGTGTTTTAGTAGTCATAATTCATCCTAGCTAAAGGGTTTTCTTCCAAAGGTATCTCTCACAAGAGTCAGAGTAGTATCAGTTTCTCTTGGAGTGATGTGATGACATAAGCTTGATATCATATATAGTCCCCCACTTCCTTTATTTACTGGTGTGTTAGGATCAGTAGTTAATTCAGGGAACTCACAGTAAATCATATCACCAGCACGAAGGCTAAAGTCTCCTGCTATTTTAATATTTATTTTGATTGAGAACAATTGATTGTATCTCATTAATGATTGTACCATAGTTTGACCTGCATCGTAAGTAGGATCAAAAGGACTATCCTTCCATTTCTCTAATTGCTCTTTAATATCTTTACCAGAAGGAAGAGTACCTACATCCAACACTCTAGTCATTAATCTAGAAACTGGCAACCTAAATTCATCAGCAACAGAATCAATATCATCCTTACCCGCAGTTACAATCTTATCTTTACTTCCAGCACCCTCCTTTGCACTAGAACCTCCTGTTCCATCTACACTAAAAGGTCTTACCTTATAATTAAATGCATAAAAATCAAAGAACATTGTTCTATTAGCATAAACACCCATAGATAAATTATTTTGCAAATCAATATCTCTATCTAAAGTATAAGATAATATCTTACCAGTATACTCTCCAGACTTAGGGTTGTCTGCAGTATTACTAAAAATATAATTACCCTTAGCCTCCTGATCTATCAAAGAATCTATTGATTTAAATTTAAATCCATCATGAGTTTCAAAGAAAAGAAATCCTGCTGCTCCTCCTATCTTACCTGCCTCTGCTGGAATAGATTTAGATGCTAACCAAGTACAAACATAAAAAGGTTTCCTATCATTACCTAAAAAATTATATTCAATAGCAGTCTCATCAACATCAACCTCCTTCTGAGTTTTAAGACCAGCCTCAGCTGATGTAGCTTCAGTAAGTATCTTCTTTACATTCTCTGATATCTTACCATCATATCTTTTAACTACCCTACATTGTTCATTGGCAAGTCTCTCTCTAGAAGTAAAATCTAAAGCATAAACATCTTTCTGAGTACCAGGTAGAACATTCCTTACTCTATTAACATACAATTTATTATCTGATTTAAATTTTAATTTATTACCCTCATGATCTTCAATAATAATATGAGATGCATTACCTCCTCTAATAGGAAGACCATCTAACATACCCTTATTACCAAAAGATTTCTTATCACTCTCTCCTGTCTCAGTGATAATAGCAGTTAAATTTACAGAGGGAGATAATACATTCTCATAATATTTAATATCAGTAACAGCAGGAGAAGCATCAATAGACTCTCCTCCATCCTTCGCTTGAAAGATTTCAAACTCTCTTATGGTTCCTGCTCTGTTGGCTTGTTTATTTGACATTAATATAAAGCTTTCTGAGTAAGTGCATTAATATATCTATTTAAGGTAGCTTTACCAGACTCCCCTACAGGGAC